CACTTGCAAATAAGCAAACGCGGCAGCTTTGCCAGTTTCGACGGCACAAGTTCCCCGGCCGCGTTCAGCCCAGCAACGGCATACTCCGCGCGCTCGCGTTCCGTCAGCGAACGAATCCGCACATCGTGGCCAAGCACATTCACAACCTTGTATCGCCGCTTGTTCAGCGACAGCAAGCCATCCCGCGTAATCATTCGTCCTCACCTTCGTCACGAATCGTCGGCTGGCGCATGGTTCCCAAACCTGGCCGCCATCCAGTTATCGCCTCGCACCCGGCCGCAATAGCCGCTGCGTCTGCTTCGGTAAGTTCTTCCAGCCACACCAAGTCGCTGCCTGGCTTGTAGTTCAGGTAGCCAACGTGGATTCCGCCAAGCAACACGAACCACTGCCCGAGGTCGATTGACTCCACGGCCGTTGTCGTGGCAAGCCTGCCGGTATGCGGTCGCAGTTCCGTAGTGCGTCCGTCGCATGTTGCGGTAGGCATCAGCTAGTCGTCTCCGCCGTGTAAGTCGGTCCCGTCGAACCGTCAAACTTGAACGTGATTTGTGCCGTCTGCACCTGGTTGCGTTGCAGCGCCGGAAACGCCACAGACTGAATGAACCCGGTTCCAACAAGGGTTGCACGCGTGCCAGCGCCCGACGTGTGCTTAGGAAAGGTAATCGTGATCGTCTCCGTCGAACCACGCGACGGAACAGATTGGGTTGCGTTGTAGTTGAAAGTAAACGTAACCTCCCCCGGATCCTGTGTGTCCCCGGCCATGTACTTATTGAAAACCGTTGCCTGATTCAACGGCGTGACCTCCAAAGCCTCCACCGCCCACGTCGGCAGCGAGTCAATCGACACAACGTCGAACGGCGTGGAAGTGCTACTGAATCCGACAGTAGCGGTAAACCCTGTGTCTGCCATACGCTAATCCCCCAGCGAAGTCGCCTGCCTATAGAAAATGTCAACGTCCTGCGTTGCACGCCAACGCCGTTGATCGCTGCCCGTCTCTGGCGCGTCGAAGTCGTAACTGATCCCGGCTGCAAACGAACAGCCAAGCACTTCAACGACCCCCCAAGCCGTCCGTGCCGCGTTCGCTTGCAAGACAAGCCTCACCGTCTCGGCAAGTTGCACCACCGCCGATCGCGTGGCAGCGAAACACTCCAGCGTGAACGACGCCGACGCCATGTCCGTAATCGCGTTCAGGCTTTCCATCGTTTCCGTTGAGGTGAGCCAATATGTGACGGCCGGCAGCGTTGCACCCTGCGGCAGAACATCAGCATAGATACGCGCGGCCACAACAGCGGCGACGTTCGCATCGGCTGTAAGGTAGGTGCGGAGTGCTTCGCCTATATCAGTCATCGGCTATAAACCTGCCTTGGTGCACATCGAACCGTACCGAAGTTGACTTGCCGAGAGATGCTGCAAACATCTGTGCACGCGAAACGCGCACTCGGCGGAACTTGCCGTTAGCAAACCGTATCGGGGTGAATGCGCCGGCGTTGATTTCGACGCGGGACCGCTTCGGTTTTTTTGCAATGCCCAATGCTTTGCGTCGCAACGCCGCTAGCCTGTTCTGGAACGCGGTAAGCGCCTTGCCCTGCACCCTCTTAGCGGCCGGCTGGAGGAACGGATAGGCGCGCACATAGCCGATGTAGTTGCGAGCAATCATCACGTGGCCACGCTCGACAAGGTGGGCGTGCGCGCCCTCTGGCCACTTGCCGCCGACAGCAAGGAATGAAATGCCGGACTTCTTGCCTCGCCTGCCGCGTTGTCCCTTGCGGCGGCTTCGGTAGGACTTGATCTTGTACGCGATCGACTCTTTCAGCGGCTTCCTGTTTGGCTTGTCGCCGGGATAGCCTGGCGAAGGTGCCGCCGCCGTGATCGCCTTTGCGAATATTCGGCCGGCCGGCTTCAACGCAGATTCGACAGCCGGAATGATCGCCGTGTCTTCCAAGCCCTCTAGGTACGCGGTAATGTCAAAGTCTGCAAAGTAGTCCAGCGCGAACTTCACGTCGCCTTTGTTGGCAACGCTGCGGAATATAGGCTTCCCTGCCACTAGCCAATCTCCCGCCGCAGTTCCAACCGCAACTCGCGCCGCTTACCAAGCTCGTCCAGCACCGCCACCACGTTGTACCTGTGGCTATCAATCACAAGCCGCATACCCGCTGTTACGCTGCTGCCAGCGTGATAGTCGCAATAGCCAATATGCGACGATTCGGCGGTCGTTTGTCGGCCGCGTATAGTTTCGCCGCCAGTTGTCGACAACAGTTCCACTGGCAGACCAGTCAGCACCGAATCCCAATCCGAATCCACAGAGTAGGTAGGCTGGCCGTGGTCATCGACCGTCCCGTCATGCTGCTGCACCGTGGCCCGCCATCGCCTTGCGCCAAACTTCGCCATTACGGATACCCTCGCCGCATGTTCCGACGAACCAGCCTTTCATACGCGTCGTCGTTGTACATAAGGTTGTTGGCCAGCATCTCACGATCCGCAAACCACTTGCCCACCTGCAACAGCAAGGCTTGCTTTACAATCTTTGGTACGGCCGTATTGTCGGCACCGTACCCAGCCACCCATTCGATAACCACAGCGTCCGGCCGCCCATATGTTGACGGCCACGATACGTTGTACGCCAACGTCACGAGTGACCCGGCAGACAGCGAGTAGTTCGACGGATCCCACACTTGCAACACGTTGGCATCGTCGTAGTAACTGATCGACGTTACGGCCGTAACAGGGCCGACAGGCAGGGTCAGCCACGGATCGCAAGGGAACGCCGGCCAATAGCCAGTCAGCGATTGGCTCACCAAAGCCTCGCCGCTGTCGTGCTCCCACTGCTCGGTGGCAGCGGCAATCAAAGCCGCCAAGTGTGCGTTGTGTTCGTCCGTGGACTCGCCCAACTCCAAGTGCTTCTTGGCTTCCTCTAGCGTCAACGCATCGCGACTAGGCGGCGTAGTTCGGCGGAGTTCGGTTATTGGTTCCATCGCACACCCTGAAAGGAAAGACTGCGGCGGGTAGCGAAAGGCGCGAAAGCCACCCGCCGCAGCCGAAGCGAACCGGATTAGGTCGCGGCCAGTTTCAGGCCCGCGATCGGACCCTTGCTGGACGCGCCGCCCGCATCATGCACCGTGATCCCGAAGCGCTCGGTTGCGCGAATCGCGATCTGGTCGTAATCAAAGCGGAACTGGTCAGAGGCCTGCACCTCGATACCACGCTTTTCGCCCATCGTTGCCGCCATCGACAGATCGCCGAAGTAGGCGACCAATGACGAAGCCGCCGCCGAAGCAGTCGGCAGGACTTGAGTAAAGACAACCGGGTAGCCCAGGAACATCGGCTGCATCGCCATGCCCTGCTCCAGGCTGCCCACCGTATTGCCGCCCGCCGCCGTCATCAGCGGTGCTGCCCCGGTGTGATACACCTCGCTGTGCATGTACCACTTGGGACGAATCCCGGGGACATTCAACAGCTTCGTCATCGTGCCGTGGAAGCTCGCCAAGTTAAGCTCAGCCACGGTGTTGATGCCGGTGACGGCCGTATAGGTCGCACCAGCACCCAGCGCAGACGCAACGCCGGTGATCGAACCATAGGTTCCGGTTCCGTCACCGAGGAATCCGTCCGTGTCTTCCTGCACCGCCATCGCGTACGCGAAGTCCTTGGCCAGCAGGTCAGCAATGCTGATCAACGCATCTTCGGCCAGCTCCGAAGCAACGTAGGTCATGCTTGCCAACTTGACAGCCGAGACGGTCGCCTGCGCAAACGTCGGATCGTTTGGCGTGATCTGCGAACCAGCGCCAATATGCGCCGTGGTAACGCTGACGGTCAGTCGCGGAACCAGCAAAGTATCGCTGGACATTGGCACCCGTCGCGCGTTCTGCCGAAACACGCCATATTGTTCACGCAGCCAGACGATACTGTTCTCGACAATGTCAGGAACAACAGCACCACCGGCCGCCGTGGACGAACCAGACAACGCGCCAAAAATGTCGCGTGCCTTACGCTTGCTGTCTTCGTGGCCAATCAGCGCGGCCCAGAACAGACCCGCTTTGTACGCGTCTTCCTGCGCGTTCGGTCCGTGAAACCCCTGCAGGTTTGGCACTCGCCGCACGTTCGCGGGAATCCGAATCGGCTTATCGTACGCCGGCACTTCAGCGCCAGTCTGGCCCGGCAACTTCGTGGCCGCTAAAGCCGCAATCCGATCATGCTTGGCACGTTCGGCACGCTTGGCTTCCAACACGGCTGCGATTTCCTTCAACTCGACAGCGGCCGCCTCAGCAGCGGCCAAGTCTTCGTCACTAACATCTTCGGCCGCCAACGCCTTCACGGCGTCAATGGCTGCGCACTTCTCGTCGTGAAGCTGCTCCAGTTCGGCCAGCGTCAACGAGGCGAGAGGCATAACTTTCGTCGCCATCTCAACACCCTCAAATAGGATACAAACCAACTACCACCGAAACGCTGACCACGCGGAATAACGACGCCGCGCGCCAGTGAGTTGTTATTGCAGCCGCAATAGCCGCAGCCGCTTTTCGCGTGCCGACACGGCAGGCGAATCAAATAGCTTGTCCGGCGCTTTCGCATACAGGCCGCGACGAATATTCGCCGCAACTTCCACGCCGTCCGTGATTCTGTGGGCGAATCCGTTTGCAACAGCCTCTTCGGCGTTGTACCACGTCTCGGCCGCCATCAACTCCATGACCTCAGCGACAGGCTTGCCGGTAGCTGTGGCGTACTGCTGCGCAAGGTTAACCGCGAACTTGTCGAGAATATCGGCAGTCTTACGCATTTCCGAAGCCGGACCGATAGCGAATGACCAGGGCATGTGAATCATGTAGAACGCGTTTGCGGAAATGCCGACACTGTTGCCAGCCAAAGCCACAAGCGTTGAAGCCGAGGCCGCGATAGCGTCAATCTCGACATTCACCTCGCCTTTGTATCTTCGCAGCGCTTCAACCATCGCCGTTGCTTCTGTCACGCTGCCGCCTGGCGAGTTGATCCGAAGCGTAATATCCGCACCCTTCGCCGCCTTCAAGGCCGCGACCATCTGCTTTGCCGAGGCTAGCCCGTACTCGTCGGGCCCGATTTCGTCGTACAAATAGACCTCGTTGGTATCGCCGTCATACTCAATCATTTCGCCAGTTCTCCCGCGAATATCGCGTCAGCCACCGCGTTTGCACGCGTTTCGACCGCGTTTAGTAGCGTTTCGGTGTAGTTTTCCCCCGGTTTCCACGCAGAAACCAAGGCTTTAGCCGCGTCGCAATGGCTCTTTGCATGCGCATTTGTGCCGCCAAACTCACCTATGGCGGCCGCAAAACTGCGTTCCCACGACGCGTAGAAGGCTTCGGCCCACTCGTCCATCGGCTTACCGTCAGCAATCGCGGCGGCGATCCGCTGCCGCTCGACCCCTGCAAGATGCTTGATCCGCGATTGGATAGCCTTCAGGCCCAGTTTTGCCGCTGCGTTGCGCCTCGCGTCGTTCGCTTCCTCGTCGTCCGGTGCATCCGGCTCCGGTGCCTGCCGCTGCCCCGGCGTGATCGCCGGATTCTCGAACAGGTCTCCGCCATCATACGGGTTTAGGTCCAGTTTCTCGCGCGCCTCATTCGGGTTCATAATCCGCGAACGAATAGCATTGCCAAGCGTGTTGACTTGTGTTTGCAGGTCTGCGCGCAACAATGCGGCCACATTGAACTTGGCAAAGTGTGTATCGTTCTTTTTCTCGCGGCTCGACAGCATCTTGCAGTTGACTTGCTCCTCCCATTTCACGAGCCACGGCATTAGGCAGTTGGTCAAGTAAGCTAGGTGCTTTTGTTCCAAGCTGCTGTAGCTATTGGACTCGCCATCGCCAAGGATGGATTCAAGCAGGAACCATAGCGCCGCGTCCTGCCGCGTAAAGCGGCGATTGTCGATATGCTGGCCTTGGTCGGCCGTCATGCTTAGCGTCGTGGCCTTGATACCCTCGCGGAGCAAGCCCACCTTGCCAGCATTCGCAGCGGTCTGGTGCCGCTTATTGAAGGCTTCCAGAAACTGTTCGGCGTCCACCTGGTTGCGGAACGCGCCTGGCGGTGCTTCGAGAATAATCCCCGGCCGCGCGCCGTTGTCGAAATAGCTTTTCGCTTGCTTCTCCG